TTACTTGATAGATTGTAAGCACTTTCTGGCTCTTGGTGTACCCCAGCAACTGACACTAATATAGAAGACGCTGAACCTACTGTGTAATCTAAATTAAATGTTACAGTAGAGCCATCGCCTGTGAGAGTTTGTTTCTCAAATGCGCCGTATTGTGGGTCTCTTCCTATGTATGCCATAATTCTTTATTCCTTAATTCTGAAACTTATATCTTAATATTACAATTCCTTTTCCGCCAGCTGAACCATTACCACCACCACATGGATGCCCACCTTGTCCTCCACCACCTGTGTTTGCTGTGCCTGCTTGACAAGCACCTGGACCAGCGGCACCTCCACCTGTAGCAGACGCTGTTTTATCACCTGCACCGCCACCTGCTCTTTCAGTTGGTGTTCCATTAATTGAACTTGTCGCACCAGTTCCTCCATCTCCACCACCAAAACCACCTGGACTACCTCCTGGTTTAGCATTACCACCAACAGCAGTTGCTCCTCCACCACCGCCACCACCGATGTTTGGTGTTGTTCCACCACCTGTGCCTCCGTTATTTCCTTGAGGTGGACTGACTGGAGGAGTATTTCCCGATCCACCAGCATCACCGTCAGTACAACCTCCACCAGCTCCGCCACCTGAACCACCAGTATTTCCTGTAGTATTATTTTGTCCTCCTCCACCACCACCTGTTGATGTGATTGTTGAAAAGATTGAATTAGAACCATTGTTACCATTACCAAAAGAACCCTTTTGTGCTCCTCCAGCACCAACTGTAACTGGATATGTTGTAGCAGTAACAGATAAAGCAGAAACACTAGCTCCTAATGGACTTGCTGAATAACAACCAGAAGCAGCACCTGATGATTCTCTATAACCTCCAGCACCTCCTCCACCACCTCTATCAGAAACACCAGTACCAAGACCACCACTTCCACCACCAGCAACTACTAGATAATCAACTGTATCTGAACCTGCTGGATTACCTGTTTGTGAAACAACAAAACAACCGTCTCCTGTAAAAGTATGAATTTTATAATCGCTTGATGTTGTAACTGTACCACCTGTAGCAGCAACATATAAAGCACCTAAACCTGTTGTTGTATCTTCATTTACTAATGACCAACCTTTTGTGCCATCCATATAAACCAAAGTTACTGTTTGACCATTTGTAGAAAAAGAAGGTGTTTGAGCAGCAACTCCATCAAATTTTGCTGATGCTATTGAAACAGCATTTGTAGCCCATTTTCTAGCGTAATCTTTAAGTTGTACAATGTCACCAATTTTTGGTGACGCTGGCAACGTAACTGTAACGGTGCCTGAAGTTGTATCTATGAAATAACCTCGACCAGCAACTGCTGTTAAACCTGTAGAACCATCACCAGTAAATACTGATTGCCATTCTACGATTTGGTCGACTACATTTGATAATTTTTGTGTTTTAGTTCCCATTGTTTATCCTATATCGGTAAGTACCTAAATTGTATTTCAGCACCCGATATTGGTGCTGTTGAAAATGTTAAAGTCGTTCCTGAAATTGTGTAATCAGTTGTAGGAACAAGTGTAACACCGTTTACTATGACTAATACATCAGCAACTGCTCTACCACTATTTATTGTAAAAGCAACTGTACTTCCATCGCCTGTTGCTGAACCAGCAGAATACGTTAAAGTTGTAGCGATGTTTGATTTTTGAATTTTTTTAACTTGACCAGCAGATGTATCATAAATCAATAATACATCAGCGTCATTTGCTTGTTCGGCTAATTCTGTTTGACCTGTAAATGCGCCTGTAGATACATCACCCGCTCTTGCGATTGATTCTACTTGTGTAGGATTAACAACATAGATTTCATCACTTGCCGCTGGCGCTGTGTTAAACACAACACTTGTTGGCGTTGTAAGTGTGTAAGATTTAGAAGCACCTGGCTCTTGTCTAACATTGTTTACTACAACTGTTAAATCATTAGCGCTTGACGCACCTTGTGATATTGTAAATGTAGTTGTAGACCCATCGCCTGTAAAAGTATCATAGGTTGCGATAGCTCTTGTTATGTCGCTTGGTTTTTTACCAATATAAGCCATTTACTATTCTCTCTCTTTTTTATCTTATACGTCTTCTAATACAGTAACAGTTGCATCTAAAGATGAACTTGCACTAGAAGCAACTCTGATTACATCACCTGTCGTTCCATTATTTTGAACTACTATTTTGTTACCTGACATTATCTCTAATGAGGATCCTGCTGGTATACTTGCGCCTTTGACAATATACACATCATTTGAACCATCGTAGTTATCTAAAAATACATCTGCAGTAACACCTGTAGCGGCTTTGTTTGCAAGTGTAATTCCGATAACGATTGATTCTAATGCTGATGAACCTGAACCTGCTGGTACTGTATAGACAGCATCAGAAGATGCGCCTGTACTTGTTCCGACATCTGGTTTTGTAAATCTTTTGAAATCGTTAGCCATTGTTGTTTCCTTTTAATATTTATACTATTTATAATGTTATCCTAATGCAACTGCTTGCGCAATTGCAAATCCGTTTGTCGCCACAGAAGCCCCATTTATTTGAACATCTGTAGTGAAATTCGCAGTTCCTGATCCAGTAATATTGACTATTCCTGTAAAAGAACCACCAGTTAATGTCGCCGTACCATCAGTAATTGTACTTGATGTAATACTTGTCAAACCTGTTATTGTAGAGTTAAGTGTAAAAGTAATTGTATCAGTCGCTGTTACTGCAGCTGATATATTCGTATCACCCGCAAAAGTAATAACATCACCACCTTGTATCGCTTGAGTAGTTGAAGAACCACTATCTACAATTGAAAAACCAGAGTAAGTAGATGCTGACACTTCATTAATCGCTCCTACTAAACTAGTAGCAACCGTTGTAAGTGTCGCTGGATCGCCTATATCTGTCGTAGAAAGACTATTAAAGGTCGTTCTAAACTCTTCCAGTGTATTTGACGTTAATACTGTTCTAGCGGCCATTTTACTTGTTTAACACTCCCTTAATTAAGTCTTTGATTTCTCTTAATTCTGCTTTCAAATTATTTATTTCTTTTACTGTATTTCTTATCTCATCACTTTGTTTTTCTCTTTCTCTCATTCTCGCCTTAATCATTCTATATTCTTCATATTGAAACTTGTTTGTGTTTATAACACCATTTGAGTTTCTATCTCTTTTTAATCCAGGATATTCTTTTATCTTTAATAAACTCATATTAACTGTGTGCTATTACTCTTAAATCTTTTAATTTTGGTACAAATACTGTATTAGATGATTTCATCACAATTTTTAATTGTAGATTTTTAAATTCTGTTATATCATTTACATTAATTGTTCTTTCAGAAAATATATCAATAGGGTCTTTTGAAGTAACAGAGAAACTAGTATCTGTAAATTTCAATTTAGTTAAATCTGCTTCATCGTCCCACGCTCTATAATAAACTTTTACATCTGTATTTTGTGGAATGTTCGCATCAAACAATATTCTTAAACTATCAGCAGCTGTGTCTAATACTAATGTTCTTGTAATATAGTTTGCCAAGTTAGTTGAACCTGTAGGCGCATAGTCATCAACAAAACTATCGTATTGTTTGATCGCCCAATTTAAACTATCTTTTCTTACAGCAAGTGTAAATGATGTTGAACCATCACCTTCAGTTGCATTTGAATCAAGTGTAATTGAACTTGCGCCAACACTTGCAACAGTACCAATAACTTTTTTCTCTAATCTTTCTTCTACGCCACCATCTGGAGTGACAACTTCATAAACTGTAGTTGAAATAATTTTATCATCAGCGTCAATTCTGCTTGTGTTATCAGCTGTACTTGTAATTGTTGTACTTCCTGTACTTGGAACGTGTGTTCCTTCTAAATTAAATTCATACCAATCATTTACAACATCAAAGTATATTGTGTTTGTAGTTGGTAGATCAGCAAATGCACTTCCTAAAGTTACTGTAACTTTATTTCCGTCTGAAGATTCAGCAAAGTGGTCACTACTTGATACTTCTTCAACATTATTAATTGCGTAAGTACCATTAATTTTACTTGCCAAGATACCTTCTATTTTTAAGTTTGAACCTATTTGAGCATTTGCTAAAATATTATCTGCTGCGTCAATCCAAGTTACTAATTGACCATTTCCATCAGAATTTTCTGATATTTCAATAACACTTCTTCCTACAATTTTATATGCAACACCAGAATTTGCTGCTAAACCATTTGCAGTTAATTCTAATGAAGTGTCATTTGTAATTGAATCTACAACACCAATTGCTGTATTTCCAACTCTAATTGTATCTCCAGCTTTTACTTCTGTTTCAAAAGAAGTACCTGAACCTGTTACAGTCGTTGTACCTGTTCCAGTTGTGATTGTTCCTGTTCCTGTAACATAACTATCTGTATCAACAACTGTTCCATCTTCTAATAATACTCTTTCATCAACTGTATCAACATTTAAATCACTTGCTGTTTTATTATCAATTAAATTAGATACAGCGTAAACAGCTTGTTTTTGTAAATCAATTACAGGTGAAACATTTGTATTTGTAGAAACCATTTGAACTGTAAATGATAATGTAGGTGTTTTTACTTGTGGTGATGAACTTAATAAAGTTTCATTTTCGTAACTCTTAACTACTTTTCTACCTTTAAAGTCATAGTTTTGATTTGGTATGATTGGTAAATTACCAGTTGCAGTTCCACCAGCATCTGTTGCGTTTACAAAATAAGACAATGAAGTATCTGCGATAACTAAATCGTTTGTTTTGTAATACATAGAATCCATATTTAATTGTCTTGTACATCTTACAACATTTCCACCATAGAAACCTTTTACAAAATTAGCAGTTGTTCCTGTTAATAATGAGTCTCCATTTGCGTCTGTTGTTTGAAGTGTAATTAAGAAAGAATCTTTTGTTATACCTGTTCCTAGTACTGTATGAGAACCATTTAATAAATGTTCTGGCGCACCTGTTGTTGTACTTCCTGTTCCATATAATCCTTCTGGAACACCAGAAATAACAACTGTATCGCCTGATGAGAAACCGTGATTTCTTGCTTTAACTCTAACTGTTGTAGAACTTGTTGTAAATTCAAATGGATTAGAATCTAAAATATATGTTTCAGGTGGTAATGCTTTTAATGGTACACTTGCAGTTTGTGAAATATCAAAAGTACATTGATTTAATCTAAACTTCATATCTAATAATGGACTTTGTACAAACTCTTGCGTGTTTTGAGAAGCGTAAAGAGCACCTGTTAATGGTTGTTTTGAAATTACGTTAGTTGTAATTAAATCTGTTTGACCTAATTCTGATACAAACATTTGACAACCTGGTTCATCAACTTTAGCAACAATCGCATAAGTTTCACCATCTCTTAAATAAACTGGTGCTTGAAACTTGAAGTTAGTTGCAGTTGCTCCGTTTGTAGATGTATTAATTTGATCTATTCTTTTTATAACAGTAGTAAATGGAATAATCCTTGATGTAGGAACACCATTATCACAAACTCTTAATTCTACGATTACAGGTCGACTACCTGCTTCAGAGAAATATAAATCAACAGATGATACAAAAACACCACCTGGTGAATCTACTGTAAATGTTTGTGCTAGAGGATCGTGGCCACCTCCGCCGCCTCCGCCGCCTCCACCGCCTCCACCGTTGTTTGGTGGTGGTAAACTTCTAACAAATCTTGTACTTGTAGATGTTCTTCTAATTGATCTTTGTTCAAATAATCTATCTTGCGCAAATCGAATACTACGAGAATTTACTACAGTTGCTTCTTTTTCTAATGATAATCCAGTTGCGCCATATAATACTGTACCAGCACTATCAAATAATGCATCACTATTTGATTGATTATCTGTTAATTTAAATGTTCTTTCACCTGTTCTAAATGTGTTTTCAGGTATTGAGAATACTCCAACAACTTGACCTGCAGTATCTGTTCTTAAAATATCACTTGTAGATTTCATAGTAGGTGCTGTTGTTGAACTTGTACCATCATTGATACTTGTAATTGTTGCTGTATTGAAATTATTTCCTCCAATATCAACTGTACCAGTAATAGTTTCACCTACAGCAAAACCATTTTTAATATTAACTAGGAAAGTATCTACATTATCTGATACAACAGCATTCGCAGCGGCAACTACACCACTTGCTTGTAATCTTAATAACTTACCACCATCATTGATAGGATAAGCAGAAGTTGAATATGCATCAAATTTATCTATCGTAGAACCATCAACACTTGCAAGTGTTAAAGTTGTTCCACTTTTAGCAGTTACTTTAAATGTTCTTAAATTTAATTGTTTAGAGTGATTACTTCCTAATGTAGTAATTGTAGTCGTTACATTATTTGGTAATTGATTTAAGTTTGAAACGATACTTGGATTTGCTCTATTCGCATCTAAATTGTACAAGTAAACGTGATGACCTGGTAATATACCATCAGCACTATTTACTGTTAATGTGAAACTAGCAGCACCAGCGTCAGCAGTAATATTAGAAATTGCTGATATAGTTGTTGCTGTGTGTGTATTGTTTTTAATTACATCTCCGACAGCAAACGCTTGTTGAACAATTCCATTTTCATCTGATCTCGCTGGATCGTCAGCAAGTATAGTTGTTTCGGCAGTTTCTAAAGTAAAGTCTAAATCAGCAGCGCCTGAAACTTTTGTTAAGTTAAATTTGTCTGCTGGTTTTATATTACTATTTACATCTGTCTGGTCAAAGAAACCGTAGAATTTTGTATCTGGTTTTAAGTTTCTAGCTACAAAGGTAACAGGTTTTGGTCTTACATATGGAATATAAGACACATCAACAACTCTATCACCATAGTTAATTGAGTTTGTCGAAGTTACTGCAGATGTTCTAATACCATCTCTTGTTGCTGTTCCTGTAAATGTTGTAATTGTATTTTGAAATATAGCATTTCCACTTTGAAATTGTCCACCTGAATTTGTAGTTGAAGAACCTGTCCAGTTGTTTTGCCATTCGTTCCATTGTGTTCCTGTAACTCCTAAAGTGTCAGCAATAAATCTAATTGCATCTAAATTGTTATCATCTGTAACTGTTAAGTCAGGTCTTCTATCAACCTCTTTCCAGTTATCACCTTCAGGAAATAAAGTAATCTCTCCTCTAAATGCACCTATTTTATATGGGTTAACATCTATTGCTCTTGTGGCATATGGATTAAATACAAATACACTTTCTGAATAAGGTAATGTTAATACATCACCTGTTCTTTGATAATTTTGACTTGCTCTTTGAGAACCAGATTGTAGATTTTCAGAAATCTCTAATGCATCTGTAAAGTGCATTGGTCGTAATTCTCTTTTTTGATTATCAATCGCTATACGATAATCAGCATTTTTAACATCACCTACATTGTGACCTGTAAATTGATCTACAATAAATCCGTTTTTAAATTTATCAATACCTGTAATAGCATCTTTAATTGATAGTTGTTCTGTTTCTTTTTCTAATAAACTTAAGCTAGAGTAATATTCTAAATTAGATATTCTTCTTTCTAAATTACCAATATCTCTCATTGTGTAACGTCTATTATCTTTTTGATTAATAGTTACATCACTTGCTTGTTTAGTATATGCTGGTAAAAATATTGTTGCAATAACCATACCTGATTTTGGATCAGATGGTTCTTTTGGATCTTCAGCTGGTGTTCCAGCAATTACATTTATTTGACCTGTACTGTCAATAAACACTTTATCTGCTCTAGGTAGATAATTTGCTAAAGGTGTATTAAAGTCAGAACCAATTTTTGGTATTTGTGGTAAGAATGAATTTAATCCTTCAATTACAGGACGATAATCAATAACATCATGCAAATAAATTTCTTGTTGTGTTCCGTCTGTTTGTGTTACTCTAAATGATGGTATGTCTTCGTAATCAATACTTGATAGATAACTATCCACACTAAAGTAATTACCTGAACCACTATAAGCAAAATATCTATAAGTCACACTTAACGCACCAGTGATTGCACCTGCGCCTTCTTTAAGTGTTAATGCACCTTTTTGATAATGAGTTGGTCTTTGTCCTGTGTCTATATTAAATCTATCAGTTACATCAACAGCGCTTGATGAAGAATAAGCACTAAAGTTACCTGGTGTCATTGAAACTGAAGTAATGTCAAATACATCAGCGTGATTTAATAATACATTTTTCGCTGTAACATTTTTAGCACCTGTAATAGTAATAGTTGCTGTTGTAAGTGTTTTAATTTTCTCTCTCGCCGCTAAATTAATTTGTTGTACTGTTGTAATTAAAGTATAACTTCTGGATGCTGTTAGACCAGAAATTGTAACAGTCTTTCTATTTGCGTCATCATCAAATGCTATATCAGCGGCTGTTAAGTTTACAATTTGATTTGTGACATTATCAAATAATGTGTAGTTATTAATATTTTGATCCGTTAGGAAAAATTCGTTTGTGTTTGTTAAAGTAGAAGACCAATCACCAGAACCATCAGCAGTGTTTGTAATAACTCTACGTACTTCGTGTTGACTTGAAAAGTTAACATCTTGTCCTGATGCGCTATCAAAACCTCTTAAAGTTTTTGTATTATTTAAACCTGTTCTGAATAATAAGTTTGCGTATTGAGGTTCGTAAATTTTTGTATTTCCTCTTTCAAGTGTAAGTGTTCCTGTTGCTGAAATTAAACCTGCAGTTAACTCTCTATCTAAAACTAATGTATTATTATCTGTAATAGAAGCAACATATCCTACAAAGTTACCACCTAGTATAACTGAATCTCCAACTTGAAAATCTAAAGTAAATGATGTTCCTGTACCTGTGATAGGATCACCACCTGAACTTGTAATAGAACCATTTGCTGAACCTGATACAACAGTTGTACTTGTTACTTGATCTGCGTTAGCATAGAAATTAATTACGCCTGTTTGACCAGCATCTGTAACCCATTTAACATCTCTTTCTAAACTTTTACCACTATTTAATTTAATATCAAATAAAGATAATCTGTAAAGTGATGATGATGAGTAAGTACCACTATGTAATTGAAATGATCTAACTCTTGCAGTACCAATTAAACCTGATTTACTTGCGTTTGTAGATGAACCTATTGTCGGTGGTGTGTCATAAACATCTGAACCATCCCATAGATAAACTGTTTCAAAAGTATCTATACCTGGAGCACCTCTTACAGTATCTACTAAAATATAATTACCAATTGGTGTTCCAACTGGTTGATCGTCTAATCTAGCAATGTGACCATTTTCTACACCATTTATTGGTCTTGCTCTATTTACAGAAATGTATTGAGAAACTGTATTTTCAATTTCATAACCTTCAACATATGCTTTACCTGGATCAACAACCATTGCCACTTTATCAGCGTCACCATAAGTTACACCTGAAACAGGTGTTGCTGGAGTTGCTGGAAAAACACCATTGTTATTTCCATCAATTAAGTGTTCTCTTATTGAAACTAAAAATTTGTTAACTTCATAGTTACCTGATTCATCAAAGGTTCTACGAGCAAATGTTTTTTCTAATTCTGCATATTCTGATCTTGTAATTTTTCTTTGAACAACACCATTTTTTACTCTTACTAATTCTACAAATCTAACTTCATCTTCAGATTCTAATGCTAATCTTTTTAGTGATAAATTTATTTTTAATCTATGTGCGCCTGGTGCATTGACGTTTGAACTACCTTGTGCGTTATCATTTAGTGAAGCGTCATCACCTGAAGTGATAATTTGATCAGTAATTTCAAAACCTACTCTATATGATGGTGTGTTATTAAACCTTG